TAACTCGTGGATTTAGACCAGGCGTAAGTGCAAAAGAGGGTGGATTTATGTCAGGTCCTACACCAGCAGGAAGACAAGCAGTGAAGAGAGGATTTGGATTTTTGTCATCCTTTAGAGGTGGTGCACTAACAACAATGCTAAGTTTGATTGCAAACGATTTTATAAATCCACAACCACTTGCTGACGGAACAATGGATGGATATATGAAGAGTATTGGACAAAATAATTCAATGCAATTACAAAATGAAAATGTCAATCCAATAGCAACTACTGTAATTAATAACAATTACTACAATGGTGGTGGACAAGGTGGAGGACAGGAAAGTGGTAACGAAAACTTAGGACAAGGTTTTAACGATGATCTAACTAAGTTCATAACAGGTTTTTCTATCATGAGTAAGTAATGGCAGAAGAAAAGAAAGAACAACACCCTAATCAAATATCACTTGAGGGTTGTGTTTTTAGAAAAATTGATAATAAAGCAAAAGTTTGCAAAGAAAGAAGTATTGGAACTGATATGATTATTAGTTTTGATTACATGGAGAGTATATTGTCTCCATTTGTATCAGGAGCTTTACTTCTTAGTGACTCGAAAGATTTTATTAACACTTTTCCAATAGAAGGTGGTGAAGAAGTTGAATTGGCAATAAAACATTCTTTCAATAAAGATGCACAAAGATATAAATTTAGAATTTATAAAATTGCTAGTAGAATTATAGATGGTAAGAAACAAGTTTATAATTTACTGTTAGTTTCTGAGGAAGCTTTAGTAAATGAAAGCGTTAGAGTTCAAACACAACAAGATGGAGAACCATCATCAATAATCATTAAAATGATTAGAGAGGAATTAAAATCAAGTAAAGAAGTATTTTCTGAACCATCAAGATTTAAAGTAAGAATGATTCCTGGTAATAAAAGACCATTTGATTTAGTTGCACAACTGATAAAAAGATCAGTATCTAGTAAAACAACCTATGGACAAGCTCAAATAGAAAATACAACAGAATCAGAACAACAAATAAAAGGAAGTGCTGGTTTTTTCTTTTGGGAAAATAATAGAGGATATAATCTTTTTTCAGTAGACGCTTTGTGTGATACATCTGAAGAAGGAACTTTTATAGTTAAAAAAGATAACGAACCAAATTTAAAATCACAATCTTGGGGTCCTTATGTTGAGATAATAGCAAATACAGATGCATCAGGAGATGCTAGGTTTAATATAACAGCATTTACTCTTAATGCTGAAGTTGATCTTATGTCATCATTAAGACTCGGTAAATATTCTACAAAAATGGTATTTTTTGATCATAGCACTGGTAAATATGATGAATATGTCTATAAAATTAAAGATAGTTATAATAACATGGCACATCTAGGAGGACAATCTACAGTATCTCTAGTGCCAGGAAATACTGATGAATTATCTGGAAAACCAACCAGAATTATGTCTGCTGTATTGGATAATGAGACATGGTATGATGATCCAGAGGTAAAAAATCCAGATGATCCAAAGGTAGAAAATCCCACAGAGTATGCTGATTGGATAAAATATTATGCTGCACAGTCAGTTGCTAGATATGATTTACTTAAAAATCAAGAAGGAACATTAAAAATTCCTCCCAATCCTCTTATTTGCTCAGGAGATAAGATTACTCTACGTTTAAATAGTAAATTACCAGATGCACTCAAGGGTGAAACACCATACGATAAAGAGTCTAGTGGAGTTTATCTTGTCAAAGAAATAACACATACATTTAACTTTGTTAACGGAGGTACTAGCGGAACTGGGTATTCTACGCTAAGATTATTCAGAGACTCTTATGGAACTGATGTAGATCCATCAGCACATGGGGAATAAATAATAATGTACATACTGTACATGGAGGCAAAAAACATGAAAACTATTGAAGACCATATTCAACACGACAAGGAAATTCTTGCCGATCCAACTACTTCTGAACCAATGAAAAGGCATACATTGGAGGAGTTACACGAACTTGAGGTTTATGCCGATCATCACCATGACGAAATAGAGGCAGGAGATCATCACGACCCTAACGTGTTAGAATTATTCTGTGAAATGCACCCTGATGAACCAGAGTGTTTAGTATATGACGATTAACTATGGATGAAGCATTATCACGGTTAGTTCCTAGTCACAAAATAGGTAATGATGGATTATCTTGGTGGGTAGGTCAAATTGAAGCAACTGCGTCAGACACTAAAGGAAAAGGTGGTTGGCGATATAAGGTTGCGATTGTAGGAGAGCACCCTAAATCTAAGGAACTTTTACAAACAAAACAACTACCATGGGCAACCGTGATGATGCCTGTTACCGCACCTTTCATGCCTGGTAATATTGGTGGAGCATCTGCTCAACTAATACCAGGTTGTTGGGTGATTGGTTTCTACTTAGATAATGATAAACAAAAACCTATCATCATGGGTTCTATTGGGCAAGTGCCTGGTGCTACTACAGTCAAGAATGAAGTAGACGGAAATGATGAGGATTCTAGATTCAAAACTGGAATAAGATTAGAACCAAAATTTACTGTGGATCCTGACAAGGATGGAGATCCGAGTAAATCAGAGACAAATGATCTAGTTGGTGTACAATCAGATGGATCAAAGAAAGAGTATAATGGTAAAGCTCAATTTAAAGTAGATATTGGTAATAAACTTGAAGTTATAGAACAAGAGGATTGGTGCACAGAAACTGCACAAGCTTGTAAAGAAAGAAAACTTAAAGATAAGTTTAAAAATAATCTGGGTGAAATGCTTTATCAGATACAACGTAACAATGGAAATATAGGAACTTATTACGTTGACAAGTATACTGGAGGACTTTATAGTGCTACAGGAAAAGCAAGGGTCTATGTAAATAAGATGATTGCAATTATTAGAGAATTTATTGCAGGAGTCAAAGGATACATAACAAAATTAATCAGAGATGCAGTTGATAAGTTAGTCAAATTTCTTTTACGACCAAATGAAAATGGAAATGTATTGACAGGTGCTACCACTTGGATGAACAAGATGCTTAAAGATCTTGGATGTAAAATGGAAGATTTATATCTTAGACTTGCTGAGTGGTTAACAAATCTTTTAATGAGTTACATAAATCAAATCTATCGTGCTGCTATTTGTCAGGTTGATGAGTTAGTAAATGGCATCATTTCTAAAATATATCAGTTAATGAATCAATTACTGCAGAGTATTCTAGGTCCTTTACAAGATATTTTAGGTGCTATCGCTGCTCCATTTAACATGATTGGAAAAGCAATTAATTATATTTTAAATCTTTTAGGAATTAGTTGCTCTGGAACTGATAGAAGTTGTGAGATAGTTAAACAAGTTTGTACAACTGGTGAGAAAAAAGAAGAAGATGATGAAAATTTCTTAGATAGATTATTAGCTGGTATTGATAATTTGTTTGGCGATACACCAAGAGATTACACACAGTATACTTGTGAAGAAGCATATAGTGGATCTCCTTTAGCGATAACAACAATCGGATTTGTAGGTGGTGTTCCAAAAACTCCTACAGATGACACAAAAGAACCTAAGATAGTATATAATATCAATGATGTAGAAGTAGAAGAAGGTGGTACTGCTAGATTTACCGTTACTAGAAGTGGTTTTACTGGTATAGCATCATCTGTTAAGGTAAATACATTAGCAAATCAAGGAAGTGCTACTTCTGGCACAGATTATCTTCCTGTAGATGATATCTTAGGATTTTCTCCTACTGAAACTGAAAAAACTATAGAAGTTCAAACTTTAGTGGATAATACTACTGATGATAATGAAATTTTTTATGTAAAATTAACATTAAACTCTCCAGAGGGTGATGATGTAAAAACAATATTCAATAAAAATATAGGTGTTGGAACTATAGTAGAGAGAGATTTGAAACAACCATACGATCCATTTAATCCAACTCTTGTAGACCCATTTGAACCCATTGATGATACACCCCCATCAGAGTTTCCAACAGGAGATGGTGCTACAGATCCAAATCCAACATTTAGTGTTGTTGCAAACAGGACAACAGTTTCAGAGGGAGAATTTATTATATACACGGTTACAACAACAAATATTCCAAATGGATCTATATTGTATTATATTTTGACAGGTGATAACATAACACCTTCAGATATTGTTGGTAATAAATTAAATGGTGAATTTGTAATTCAAGATAATGAAGCAAAAATCACTGTAGGTATTAATGATGATAAAGAAATTGAAGATGAAGAAACTTTGACCTTTACACTTAATGGTAATGGTGCATCTGTCGATGTTCTTATCATTACTGACACTGATCAAAGTATAGGTGATTCTGATGAAGGTGTTGGTGATGATACATCTACTGTATTTGAAGGTTTTAGACCACCAACTGTAAATTCTGGAAATATTATAACTGATGATAATGGAGGAATTATTGAAATTCCTGTAGAAGATAAAGGTGATGCATGGGCAGAACCTCCTATTGTATTTGTTAGTGGTGAAGGAATTGGTGCTACTGCAACAGGACTATTAGATGGTAATGGATTCTTAACTGAAATTAGAGTTAAATCATCAGGATTTGGATATAAGAAAAATCTTGCATCAGACAATGATGTTAGATGTATTATTGATGCGTTTAGTATTCTTAGTCCTGGTAGAGGATATACAACTGCTCCAACAATTCTTGTTGATGGAGAGGAAGGTCGAGCAGAAGCAATAGTAAAAGATGGTTTATTAGTACAGGTTCGTGTATTAGATAGAACAACAACTTATTCTGCATTTCCTCCTATTACTATTAAGGGTGGTGGTGGATCTGGTGCTAGATTATTGCCATCATTAGCATGTCTTAATACACAAGCACTATCTGAAGTTGGATCTACCAAGATTGGAACTGGTCGTTACGTTGATTGCCCATGACAAATCCTACAAAAGCACCACAAGAAAAAAATTTATTTGTTCCTGCTGTTGATTATCCAGACGATATTTTTGCACAGCAGACTCCCGATGAAAGTCAAGAACTTGGTGATGGTCCTCGTTTTAACACTCTTGTTAAAGGTTACAGAACTAGAGCAGAAATATACGAAAGGATATTTCCAGATGAAGAAACAATGTCTTTAAGGATTGATGGTCCTAGAGGTGCTGGTTGTTTTATGTCATATCGCAATGATGGTGGCATTAGAATAGGAACAGGTCCTCTTAATACAGAAATTGCTGGAAGTTCTGTACTTGGTCTTTATTCAGAAGGTGGTACAAACCAAAAACATCTTTCTACTTCATATTATGAATATAATATGGGAGGAACAGAGGGTAAAGGAACAGCATTAAGTATTATTGCAACTGGTGATGTTATAGAAGAATGTGTAGGTGGTCAGCATAGTATAAAAGCAACAAAAATTTTAATAACAGCAACTGATCAATTAGAAATTGACGCACAAAATATATTAATTGCAGCACAGGGTGATTTGCAGTTACAAGGTGCTAGTGTCAATACCATAACTGTCAATCAAAAAGATATTGTTACAGGTCAGAAGATGAATTTTGGTGCTGGTGAAGAGACATCTATGCAGTTTGATCCTCGTGCACAGGTCAACATAGTTACGCCAGGTAGCATAAACATGAAAGCAGCACAAGATTATAAATTAGGAACTCTTGGTTGTATTAGTATATTTGCTGTTGGAGGTCCTGGTGCATTAGTTAAGAATAGAACAGTTGGAGCAAGTGTGAGTACCAAAACAACGTTTGCTGCTGGAGGTAATATAGCGTCAGACATAGTATCATCAGGATTTACTAAAATACAAGGTACAGGTGGTGTTGAAATAACTACACCAGCAATGTTAGATATGGCGGGTACAACTGATGTTATACTTTCATCAGAAGGTATGTTAGATGTTGTTGCAACGGATATCAATATTGGTGCTGAAGATAGTGCTACTACTACAGTTCAAGGTATTAATACTACAGTTAAAGGTACTACTACTACAGTTGAAGGTACAACACAAGCAGAACTTAAGAGTAGCGGTGGAAGTATAAAAGTTATAGGAACAATGATTTACTTAAATTAGTTTTCCTTATATCACACATAAGATTTACTGTGTTAAGGTTCCATCAAAAGCTTGACAAATCTAAATTAAGTATTATAATATACAGTACAGGACTCGAAAGATCGTAACCCTGCGAAAAGACTCACATGTCGGTGTAGTCTCACATCCGCAGGAATAGTATATCTTGCGAGAAAAACAAAAACAAAAATGATCAAATCAACAATCGCAGCATTAGCTGCAACTCCTCTTCTATTCTCTGGTGCTGCGTTTGCAGGTCCTTACGTTAATGTAGAAGCAAGTGGTTCATACCCAGATGGAGCATATTCATCAGGAACTTGGGAATTCCAACTTGGATACGAAGGTACAACACCTAATGGAATTGATTGGTATGTGTCTGGTGGTCCTACAGTGACTCACACAGAAACTGCTGACGAATTCGGTGACACTGAGTTAATCGGTTACATTGGTGGCGGGAAGACACTTACTGATACAGTAGGAGTATATGGTGAACTATCTGCAGCAACTAACGTTGATGACGTAGATTACGCTGGAAAAGTAGGACTTAAGTACACTTTCTAACTTTATAATAAACGCAAACGTTCTTAGACCTCTACATAGTAGGGGTCTTTTTTTATGTAAATCAAGATAGAACATGTGGATAATACATAAGTACTCTAAATAAATTTAATAATAATTACTTATATGTTATCCACTACTTATCGCCTTCGTTTAGAAGGAATATGCAAAG